TATCTCCGGTGCTTTTGTACAATCTTTGAAATGCTACTTTCTGAATCTGCCCAAAACTTTCCGGGCAATTACTTACGGGAATATCGGGCAAAGCCGTACCCGCCGGACACTTACAAATCATAATCCTAAAATTTTAATATTTAAAACTCGTTTTACTATCTCCGGGGCTAACTCTTTACCCCATTTATCTTTTGCAAAGTTATAATATTTTTCCGTTAAACTCTTGCGTATATGAAATAAATTGTTAGTTACGAAGTTTAACGCCCCTTGTTGCTTGGCTGTATGGTCGTGTATCGCCGTCCGCCAACTCTTTTTCGTATATTCCGGTCAATCCGTCCTCCGGGTCGTCATGGGCATTTGCAGGAAAATCACGCAAAAACCCGGTCAAATGTTCGTGTATCTTTGGAAAACGCTGTTCCCATCCAATCGGCATTATTATTTGTGCATTTACCATCGCTGAATTTGTTATAATTCGGCTTTCCTTGTTTGCCCCTTGATAAAATGGTTCTGTTACTGCTTTTAGTTTTTTTCTTATAACCTTTTCAAATCCGGAACCGCCGTTGTTACTTTCAATCCATGCTTTTTGCGTTCCGCATCTGTTTATCATTTCCGGGACGGTAACGGCTGTTATTTCCGTGTTTTCCTGTGTAAATACCATGTCAGTAATTAGCGCATACAGAATCGGTTCAAACCGTTTCTTTTGCTCGTTCCATGCCTCATTACCGGATTTGTAAACGTCATAACATGCCGAAAATGTAAAGTCGTCGCCCTCGTCTGCAACGTCTGTGTAATTGCCACTACGTACATACGTCCCCCATTCGGATTTGTCAACGTATGTTCGGAACGGGTTCCGGTACAATTTACCCTCTGCGTTTCCGGGGTTGCCTTGATACAAACATTGAAATTGTACGGGGTCTAACGCTCTTTGTCCCTCCAATTTTGCCCGGCTGTGTCGTCTATCCCATAACGCCGCCCCCGGTTCCCGTGGGTCAATCTCTGTTGGCTCCCCGGTTTTCAATCCCTCAAAGTTAATGCGTACCCATGCGCCCGCCGGAATGTTCTTTACATCGTCCCAACTTTTAATCTCAATTACGGTTTCCCCGCTTTTTTCAATACGTCCAATCAAATCATCATCATGCCAACGGGTAAACACAATTAATTCTTGGGAATCATTATGCAAACGGGTACGTACAACGGTCGTGTACCATTTCCACGCCGCATTACGTACAATCGGGCTGTTGCCCTCGGCATAATCTTTGTAAACGTCGTCCAAAATAGATACATCAACCGTTTTTGACGTCAAAGAACCGCCACGACCGACAACACGCAACAAACCCTTATGCCCAACCATTTCTATGACGTCAGAATTTCGTAAATACGTATTAGCCATTGTTACGACGTTGGAACCGTTCAAATACGTTTCCGGGAACAATTCCCGGTAACTTGGCGTATCAATTATTCTTTGAACATCACGGTTAAAATCTCTCGCAATCGTTGCAGCATAAGAACCTATACAAATCTTTGTGTCCGGATTTAAACCCAACATGAAAGCGGGCAACTTCCGGCTTGAACCCTCACTATTATGCGTTGGAATAAAATGTTCTCCGACCAAATAAATACCATCCTCAACTTGTATGCAATTCCCGTAAGCCTCATGTTTTATTGGCTCAATACTTACAATTGCTCTTTTTCGCTTCTTGCATTGAATTACTATCCGTTTTCTTTGTATCCTTGTAGGATATTCAGTTGACGGATTAAAACATAACTGATATACATTCTTTCGACCTACAATTCCGCTGCTTGAAGCAGCCGGGGCAAAACTTGTAATTACAACGCTTTCTCCTAAACTTCGCAATATCAACGCTGCTTTTTCGATAATGTTTTTATTAGTATTACTTATTATTACACGACCATTCTTTTGATACACATAACCGTCTGTATCAATCAATCCTGCAATTAACTGCTTTCTCACTTCTACGGAATTGAATATAAATTCATCTCCTATATATTTATTATTAATATACCCATATTCTTTCAATGCTGCATAAAATTCGCTTGAATAAAAAACGCGGGTTGTTGTGCCTTTTACTTCATGAAAATTGTAGGTACTAGAATTGATTATATTAGCATCATCGCATCCGATATATATGCATCCTTTATTTGTTGAACCATCCCCAAGCCAAGCCCCGAATATATACGGTTCAATCATAATTTTCCTTTCCTTAAATTGTACACATACATTGGAATCAACTTGATATTTATACCTTGAACCTCTCTTTCCGTTACCTCGATATAGTTTATTTTCAAAGAAAATAGTCTTTGTTTCCAATTGCTCCCATTTATGTTTGCTCCTGTTATATACTATCCATTCGTGATTGCCGTGACATTCTATTTTTTCACCGTCTGAAAATGTTACAACATATTCAGATTTTGTTTTTGGAGATACCCACAAAACCATTTTAGGACTACCATCCCTACCAAATACATAATCGCCAACTTTCAATTCCCCATGCCGTTTTATTCCATCCGGTGTAACTATTATCTGATTATCAGATATTTCCTTACCATGTTGAGGGGGCATCTGCACAATCATTTTCCGTATTTTCCCATGCGCAAACATATCAAGCAAAGTATAATATACAACATGGAACGGTTCCAATGCTAAATCCGGTTGCATATACCGGGCAAAGTTTATCAGCCTATTGCGTGACGCCGCTTTTACTAATTCCCCGGGATTGTTTTTTAGTGCGGCGTACATTTTAAGTAATTGTTCTTTATCCATTTTGTTTAATTCTTAAAAATATACCATATATTTTTGTCTTACCCCCGTATTTTTTCTGACTTAAAAACCGGGAATCTTAAAAAACGACCAATTTATTGTTTCATTTTCCATTTGTCGCACGCTTTTTCCGAACGTATTATACTGCGATTTTCGACAAACGGGCATTTTAAACAAATTGGGTTCCCGTCCATATCCAAATTTGAATGTTCATAATAGAATTTACCCCAACCACATTCGCCGCACGTGTGTACGGGTTTCGGTTCGTCTTTTTTCTTGATATTATTCTTTGTTGTTCGTGCCATCGTCAATTACTCCTTTCTCTGCTAATTGTTTTTTATATTCTGCTGTTTGTAGTTTATCAGCAACCGCAAACAATAAATCCTCCGGGATTGCTGATACATCGTATTGCGGTGCATCGCCGTTTATGCTTTTTTCTATTCCCGGAATCTCAACTTTAATTGGTGCATCAAATCCCAACATCTTTGCCCGGCGTTGCTGCACATTCAAAAGCAAATCCAAAAACCGGGGGTTCCCGGCGGACGTTTCCGTTGTGGTTTCCTCATACCCGTAATATTCCGGGTTATCGCCATCCTCCAAAACTTTACGGGGCTTTGCGTTCTGTCTGTTTTTCTCTCTCGTTTTCCCGGTCTTTGAACGTTCCCACGCCTCCCACAATTCAACCTCCATTTTATCCAACTTTCGCAATTCCCGCGTAACGTAATCGTCTATATTTTCCATGCGCTCACGCTTCCACTCTATTAGCAATTGTTGCATATCCCAATATACCATTTGTGTTGTTATGGTATAACCGACGCCACGCCGGGCGTTTTCCTCATTCAGTCTTTCCGAAATCTCCCTATACGTGTAACCACGTAAAAACAGATTTGAACAAAAAGCCAAATCAAACTCCCTTTGGTCTTTTGTTCGTTTGCACATTTTCGGGCGTCCGCCCCTTTTTCTTTTACTCGCTTCCATTTTTTTAAACCTTTTTATAACAGTAAAACCGTTTACTTTGCTTTCCTCTCAAACGTCGCTTTCCCTTTGCTTGTTGTTTTCGGGTAATTTTCGTTTTAAGCGGGTTTTGTTTGTTACTTGATACTTTTATTGTCTTTTGAATTATCGTCGTTCTATGGGGCTAATTTTAGCCCGTTTTGCTTTCCGGCTATATGCGGCAAAGCCCCGGTTGAAATTCCGGGGCGTTTTTTGCTTGTTAAACCGTTGTTGGCTCTTTCAGTTGTTCTTGTTTAAAATCTTTTTTTCATACGCTTAAACTTCTACATGTTCAATTTGTGGTAACTTCTTTATGTATTCCAACATCGCCGTTTTGCTTTCCTCGGTTTCGTCGGTTCTGTTTATTACCAACTGAATAACTTCCAAAAGATAATCGCTATCAATACACGCATTATCAACGTCGGTAATATTATACAATGGTTCCGTTATTTCCTTGACGGCTTTAAATGCTTCTTTTGTCAACTTTGCGGCTTTTTTGAATCTCATTTTTTCGCCCTTTTCAAAGCATTTGCCTAAATGTTTTAATTTATCATCAGCGTAAAAAACGCATGTATGTGCCATGTCCGCCAAAAGATACGCCGTATTTGTAAGGAACAACGCTTTTTTTCTTAATTCTTCTTTTTCTTCGTTTGTCATAGTCTTTTGTTAAAACGGTTCTCAAAATGTTTGTATTCCTCGCCGGTTTCCTGCTGCATATTACCGCAAACCGGGCTTTCCGGTTTGTTGTGTGGGTGTTTGCGCATAAATTCCGGGTTTTTCTCACGTCCTGCAATTTTAGTATATGCCATTTCCTGCAATTCTTTTTGGGAATATCCAAACAATGCTGCAATATGGAACAATACGGCGTTCAAATCTGCTAACTCGTCTATAATTTCCGACGTGTTTTCCGGTATTATTCCATTTACCAACATATCATCAGCAACAACAAACAATTCGTGGTATTCCTCTGTAAGTTTTAAAAATCTCATTTGAAAGTTTTTGCCGAAAAGTTTATTCATCTTTTCAAACAATCTCTTTTCGTCAAAGGTCAATCCGGCTGTATTGGCGTCTTTTTCTTCAAAATTAGCCATAAACGTTTGCATATCCATTTTGCCAAATTTTCCGTCCGGTGGCAATACAATAAAATTTCCCTCCGGTACGTCCAATATTACGCCGTTTTCGGTCGGGAATGAATAAACCGCCAAACCTCCGGGCGTTCTCGGAATCTGCATTGTTCCGCCTCCGGTAAAAATCTGCAATTTTTCCCAATTATCACGCTTTACGGGTAATGCACGAACTTCTAACAATCGGCGGCAATAAATATCCCCGGCGGTTTCGTCCGGCATACCTAAATTTGTGCGCAACTCATTTGGCAAATTTCCCGCCCCTTTTTCGTATTCAACAAAGAATATTGCACCACGCAAAAGGTTTTGTTCTTTAATCGTCCTTACGTCTTTTATTCTTTTTCCGTATCTGCCTTGAACTGCATATATTGCGGCTTCAATTATTCTTTCCTCTTTGTCCGGGGCGTACATTTTAAGTTCAAAGTAATTTTCTTTCTCTGTAACTTCCGGTTCTGTTCCCGTTATATCTTCAATCATCAAAAACGTTTCCGCATCAAACGGAATAAAACTTCTTTTTTCCATATCCAATTAATAAACGGTTAATAATAAAACAATCAGTCCTCCGGAAATTGTGGCGTACAAATCTTTTTTATCAAATACGCCTCCGTGTTTTTTGTTGTAAACCTCACGCAATACCCCGGTTAAAATTACTGCTATCAATGCGATAATACGTGCAATCATTCCCGGAATCCCGATAAATGAAACCAAACGCAAAACCAACATTACAACAATCATTCCCGCTATAATATGCAATAATTTATCGTGCGGGATTGATACTATTAATTGAAATATCTTTTTCATCGCTTTTTTTTCTGTTATGTTATACAATTTTCTGAAATATATTACTTTGTTATCGCTCCGGCTTGTTCTGTAACATTTAAGCCCAACCGCCGGACAATCGTCTTTATGGATAACGCAACATGCGCATCTACTCAAACATACAAATTTGCCAACCTTTTCAATCAGTTTATCAGACGGTTTAACCCATCTTTCCGCAATTATTACCATACCCCGGTAAACTGCACGTTCGCCGGGGTTGTATTCACGTCCGGGTTCAAACGGTTGTGGTTTCTTTATTCTCATTTTCTATCGAACTAACCAACAAATCCAAATTTTCCTCTGTTCCGGAAATTGAAATTCTTGCTTTCCCTGCTCCCATTACCGCCAATTCCGTAATTGTGCAATCATATTTGCCTGCGGATTTTTGAAACTTTGCCGCCTCATTTAATGGCAATATTTTTGTTATCTCTTTCATCGCTCACGTTTTTAGTATTTTACATTACAAAGTTAATATTTTCTTTTGGTTTTTATCCATATCAGCCGGAAACCAACGGAAAAACAAAGCAATTTAATTTCAATATCTAAATAAACGTCATGTCCTTTTACGCCCTCAACCATAACTCCGGGCGTCAAATAAAATTGCTTATACTTCCACAAACTTTGCAGATACAAATAAAACCCGATACGTCCAATATGGAATCCGATTGTTTTCATTTCTCTATCTGTTTTTTTATCTGTTCCCAACTCTTTTTGTCAATTACCATTTTCCGGGGGTATTGTATTATTTCGCCCTTGGTATATACGAGATTATAGATACCCAATTGCCCCTTAATTGGCATTTCAACAACACGTCTTGGGTTGCGCATCATCCATCCGAAACCCTTTGTTATTTTTGCCCTCTTTTCCTTTGGAATCCGGGTGTTTTCCCAATCCTCCGGCGTAAACTCTTTTATCGGCTTCACGTCGTACAACTCAACCAATCCCAAAGTAACGCCGCTTTCCATTCCGGGATAAACCGGTTTTGCCGACGAACAAATAAGAACGTCGCCACGGTATGACGTTTTTTTGCTTCTAACTTCAATTGATTTTCGCCCGTAAACAACGCCGTTTTCGTCTTTGTATGCCGCCGTTACCAAATCATTTGCGTATGGCTGTTTGACGGTCAACGCACGCCAACGGTCGTGTTTTTCGGGGTCATATTCTTTGCTATTAAACTGCATAACTTTATTTTTTATCTTTCCCGGCGGGTTCCTTGTAATGGGCAAAACCAATTGGTCGTATCGGTTCCGGCTCCGGAACGGCTGCGTCCTCCTTATTGTATTCAAAAGAAACAATAACCGTTCGCCCCTTTGTCCATGTCCCAATCAGCCGGGAACCCTCCGGGATTTGAATTTTAATTTCGTTCCTCATTCTCAAAATGGCAAATCATCTTCGTCTTGGTCGGGAATTGGCGGCGGCGGTGTTGGTGCGCCTCCCTGCTGCGTTGTTTGTCCGTCTTTCTTTGGCGACAACATCTCCATATTAAACCCGTAAACTTCTGTAATGTATCTTTTGACGCCGTTGTTGTCCTCATAACTGCGGGTTCTTATTTTCCCCTCAATATAAAGTTTATCGCCCTTTTTTACATACTCTTTTGCAACCTTTGCCAATCCATTTTGCAAAACAATATTGTGCCATTCGGTGCGCTCCGGTACTTTTGTACCATTTGCCGTTTTAAATGCTCTGTCAGTTGTCGCCAACGTGAATTGCGCAACCGAACCGCCGTTGTCGAAATCTTTATACTCCGGGTCTTTTCCGACGTTACCCATTAAAATAACTTTGTTTACACTCATAGAAATATAGCTTTAAAAATCCAACTTCCAAAACTCCATAACGTACAAATGTATGACGCAACCGTTAACGCCACGAACGTATAAAATACAATTTTATATCCGGTTTGTTTTTTGATTTTCATCTACTTAAATTTTACGCCATCCAACAAATATTCTTTTTTCATATCCGACCATCCGGCGGCATGATTTATCGCTTTCCGGTCGTCGTCGTAAACAAATCCAACTATCCAACCGCCGACGTTTGATTGTTTTATTAGTCTTACCAATTTACCGACGAAAAAAGAACGGTATCGGTAATATGCTGAATTTTCACTAACAAACAAAACCCGTCTTTCTGCATTTATTTCGGGCGGATTTTCGATTTGCGGGCGTTTCTCCCTTTCCGGGTACCTTTGTACCCTTTTAAAATCATTTTGGATTGAACGGCGGGAAATTGCCCCGTAATCGGGTGTTCTTTTTTTTGTTCTCATATTTTCAAACTTCTGTATTCGTTTTTAAGCAATTCAATAATCCGGACGTTGCCCGGATATATACGCATTTTCGTTTTATCCCCATTCTCCCAACATGAATGATGTTCAAAACATAGTATATTTATATTTCTTGCATCATGCGCCATTTCGGGAAACGCTCCACGGGTCAATATATGCGAAGAATAAACGGCGGAATAATTCCGTAACGGCTTTAAACATTCTTCGCATCTGTGCGGCTTATGCTCCCAAACCCACCGGAAAAACCGTTCGTTTGCCTGTGGGATATTCCCACGACCAAAAACGCAATGCCCGAACAATTCCCGTTGTAACTCAACACGCAACCGTATATCTAACCGAAAATTACGAATATCCAATAACGGCTCGTAACCACGTGCAACACAATATTCATATTCGCAACGCTCGGTCAACAATATTGGCTCCATTACATATTGTCTGTATCGTCCGCCAGGTCTGCCATTTCCGGGAACATATCATTTTCATTTTCGTTGTCTGCATCATTTACATAAACTAACGGGTTGGGTTCCCCATCAGCCCCGAACAAATCCATTTGCGCCTTTTTGCCCTCAAACAGAAATTCGTAAACCTCGTTTTCAATATTGCAAACAATGTTTTCCAACTCTTCCTCAAAACCGAACGTTTCAACGTTATATTTCATTCGTGGGGTATTGATTGCTGTTTTCTGATTGTTTGATATGGTAAACAATCCGGTTAAAACGACGCCTACGTTATCATCTTGCCCGGACAAAGAAACGCCCCTAACCTCTATATTGTCCAAACATTCCTCCGCAAATGCGGCTGCAATATCTGTTTGTTTCTTTGTTGCTTTAAACTCCGGCGTTGCCATCATGGTTTTAAATGACGTTATGTTGAATACACGTCCCATAATCGGGCGCAAATCATTAAACAAATGACGCAAATCCGGGTGTATGTCTTTTGCACTCAATACATGGTATTTGTTCGTGTAACTCTCATTTCCGACAACTTCCGTTACTTCATAATGTACGTCTAACCCGCCATCTTTCAATAACTTTACTTTCGATAATGAAAACTTTTCCTTTGTAGGAATCGGCATAACATTTTGTTTTTTTTCGCTCATAATTTTTAATCTTTATTGTTTCCCGGTTCCTCCGGGTCGGTTTCTTCTTGGAAATACTCGCACGGTTCATCATCAGCACAACGACCGGACAAACAACATACCGGATAATCCACGCAATCAATGCACATTTTTTTTTCGTTCATAATTTAAAAGTCTGTTTCATTTAACAATTTTGCAACCTTGTTTTCCGGCTCTGCATCCGGTGCAAATATCGGTTTCGGGTCGTGAACTAAAACTTCCCTTTTTACCTTTTTGGTCTTTGCGGGTTCCGGTTCCGGGTTAAACTTCAATTGTTCCGCCGGATATTCTTTTGGTTTCAGTTCTATAATACCATTTTCCACCAAAACCGGAATACAACGTTTGCAGGCTTTCACGTCCTCCAACGCATCATGCGCCGGGAATGTTTCGCCGGGGAAACATTTATTATAAAGTTCTTCCAATTTCGGATATTTGCCCGGACGTCCGTCTGCATACAATGCGCCAACAAATTTAATTGTTTTCATCATCGTATCAATTCGTTTGCCCTTAAACAATGCGTCCTCCGCTTTTGCGTCGTAATATTCACGACCCATAATGCGCAATATCATTGCTTTTACAATTGACGTATCAAAGTAAATGTTATGTCCGACCAACAAACGGGCTTTTTTGCAATCCTCCAAAAATTCGTCTATAATGTCAGCAAATGGGACGCCCTCGGCGTTTGCTCTCTCTGCTGTAATTCCGTGTACCTCAATTGAGGCCTCCGGTATTTTCCACCCCTCCGGCTTTATGATAAATGAACGTTCCTTTTCGTTTACCGCCCATGCCAATTGCACAATATTTGGAAATTCCGCAAAATCAACGTCCCATTTTGCGCCCTTTGGGGGCAACCCGGTTGTTTCACAATCGAACGTCAAAACATCTTTCATAATGTCGTTTTTCTCATTTCCTTTGCAGTCTTTCAATGTTACTTTTTTCATAATCAAATTTCATTTGGGTCTGCTATATATATATAATATTCTTCACTTGCAAGTTGTTTTAAAAATTCGATATGTTCTATTAATTCCGCATTGCTCAACTCTGCAATTGTCCGCAATCGGGTTTCATACTTTCCGGTGTTAATATCCGGCGTTTGCTCATACATAACCGGGGACAACTCACGCAATCGGCGTTCGGTTTGTTCCTCTGTCAGACGTTCGCCCGCCTCCCAAATTCCGGTTTTGAATGTTGGTACAACGTAATTGAAATAATAACCTTTCAAAGCCTCTGACGAACCGGGAGACGCAACGGTAAAACGTGCAATTATTCGGCTTCCTTTGTGCATGGCAAAGAATTGGTTCAACTCTCCAAAATACATTCGTAATTTGCCATCATTACCGATATTACCACTACTTGAAATTTCACGCCTTTTCATTTTTATACCTCCACATATAACGTTTCATTGTAATATTAAACGCTTCGCCGCCAACTTCCAATATAAACTTTCTTTCGCTGCTTGAATATCCCTGCAACTTCTTATCCATTGCATTTGCATACAATACCGTCATTTGTCCCGGTTCAAAAACTCCTCGTTCCTGCAAACGGTCTATCGGGTGCCGCTTCAATGGTGCGTCCGCCATCATTCCGGCTTTTCTGCGGGTGTTTTCCAAATCGGAAATAACCACTTTCAGATTATTATAAAAAGCGGGTGTTTTCAAAACGTCCGAAATTGTCATTTCTTTAACTTCCATATTGTTTTGTTTAAGGGACGCCGGGAAACCGACGCCCCCGGTTAATTACTCGGTTTCGCTGTATTCCTCAATAATTAAATCGTCCTGTCCTCGCTTGACTTCCTCGATAAATCCTTGATAGCCTTCTTTCCGGGCTAATTCGATAAGGGATTGCAGACGTTTTGCGCCCAAACTTTCGCCCCTCGCAATGCGGAATACTTTCACGGTTGGGTTACTTGCAATAATCAGTTTTGCGGCAACCTCCATTATTTGCGAATCTGAAACCTTTCCGGCAACAAATGGGACGTCATTCAATACCAACCCATCATCACTAAACGAAAGTCCGGAAATCGGCAATTTCGCCGACGAAATAAGTTTTTCACGCTCGGCGGATAATTCCGCAATTTCTGAATCCATCTTTTCCGCTTCTGCTTTTTTGTCGTCTGCTTGTTTTTTCTTTGAAAGATAATCGGCAACCTTTGCAGCCTTTTTGTTGTGTTCCTCGGCTTCTTTCAATTGTTTTTCTGTATCGAAATTATTCGGGTTCAAAGCCTCATAATCTGTTAACCATTTTTCGGCACTTGCTATTTTTCCCTCATAATCTTTCTTTTCTTCTTCAACGACCGAAACGGTTTGTTTATACGTCTTTTCGGCTTCTTCCATTGCTTTCTTTGCCGCCTCAATTGCTTTATTGTATGAATCTTTGGCGGCTGCCAAACGTCCCGGAATCTCTGCCAATCTCCCCTTTCTTTCTTCCATACGTAAACGCACGCCCTTTGCTTTCTCAACCAACTTTGCGTTTTCCTGCTGTTCTTTCATCAGTTCCGTAATGTCCTTTGGTTTGGCATACGTTTTCAAATCCTGCGTTGTCAATCCCTGCCCGGCTGCATCTGATATTGATTTGTAGGTTTTCAAATCTCGGTTTACTCCGGTACGTTCTGTTTTAAGCCCGGCAACGGTTGTATCAATTTCGGCAATCCTTGTTCTTACTTCTTCCGGCAACAAAGACTTTACAACCTCAATTTGCTTTCTGCGTCCCTCGGCGGTTTCCGACCAACGGGAAAATTCCACGGCGTCAAAATCTGTATAACCGAAAATCTTTTGCAACATAGAAACGTTATCACTTTTCATTCCGGTTGTCTTTGATTTTATTGATAACGTGCCACGTGGGTTTGCCTTTGTAAACTTCAATTCAACCTCGTATTCCTCGCCATCGTCGCCGACAATCATTTTTGCAAAACCTTTGCTTTCTCCGTTCTTCAATACGGCGTCACGGTTCCCGGTCAACAAAGCCCCAATTGCTTTTAACACGGTTGATTTTCCCAACTCATTATCCCCGGTAATGAAATAAACGTTACCGTCAAAATCTGCGTTAAACTCCTTAATTACTTGAAAGTTTACCAATTCTAATTTCTTGACTATCATTTTTGCTCTCGGTTTGTGCCGGGGTTTCCCCGGGGGTTAATATTATTTTTTTGTTTCTCTCATTCTTTGGTATATCATTGTTTGCACCTTAACAAATGCGTCCCGGTTTTCTTTTGCTTCCTCAAACGTGCAATCAGCAATGAAATTTTCCAAACGCTTGTATAATTCGTTCAACTCTTTGTCGCTTATTGCGTGCCGGGTTGCTCCTACTTCATCTATAAACATATCAAAACATCATTTGTATTTCAGAATCCTTATATCCTAACTCTTTTGCAATTTCTATTGCACATTCAATGTTTTCTATTCTATCAAACATTAATGTTTTTGTTTGAAAATCTATGCCATAAAATGAAACTTCATTATTATGCGCATTAATACCGTTTTTGTGAATCTCTAATAACTTCATAGTTTTATAATTTATCCGGGAACCCGCCCGGTCGGTGTTTGTCATTCTCTGAAAGATTTTGGCTTTATCACTTCATTTAATCGGTTACCGAACCATCATTTAACCCTTTGTAGATACCGTTGCTTACTTTCTACTCTTACGAACTTAATCTTTCAACAGTCTTTTTGCATTTTGGTTAGACTGTGGGGTCTTTCGTTGTTTGACACTGCAAATATACGCATAATATTTTAACTACCCAAATTTTTTCTTTTTATTTTCAAGAAAAAAACAATAAACCAGGAACGTTATACATTCCGGGCATAAATCAAAACAGCCTCATTTGTTTATCTGTTATTTTAGCAACAATTGCATCAACTTTGCGTTCCCAACTTTCTAACGTTGCCAATTTCTCCGGGGTTGGGTTCCGTTTGTAACGTCTTTGGCTATGCCTCATCTGTTTTATAGCATTTATAAAATCAGTATATGTAACCATTTCCTGATATTTAAAAACATATCCACCAGCTTTCCCCCTTTGACCTTTTAGGCATTTTGAAATACTAGTTCTATCGACCCCCAATATAATAGATGCCTCTATTATTGAATTAAAATACACATTAATTTCGCCACTTATTGCAACTATTTTTTTTTCATTATGTGATTTTCTGTTTTCTATACTTCTCTTTTTTGTGATAATATTATTCGCGTTTTCTACTGGTGTAACCCAACGCAAATTTGAAACATAATTATTCCTCTTATTGCCGTCGATATGGTCAACACATGGTTTGTTGTCCGGGTTCGGAATGAAAGCCGCAGCAACTAATCTGTGTATTAATTTTGTAACATATTTATTACCGATACGTATATTAACCTGTTCATATCCATTAGAATGGATACATTTTTTTAGAAAGTTATTATCATGCTTTATATTCCCAAAATTTGATATGTAATACGATGGAAATATTTCTTTATATTCTTCAAATTCTAATCCCATAATCTATTATGTAAATAATTCGGTAAATTACTTTTTATCCAATCCATATTGTTAGCTAACATATAACGTCCAAAGTGCATTATCAAAGTTGCATCGCATGAATACATAGTTTGTTTTATCTCTGGATATAGTGATTGTGCTATATCTTTATATCTTTTTTTTCTGTCTTTTTTATCTTCATTTTTTATTCTTATCCTTAGTTTTTGCTGCCACGAAATAGGGGCTATTAGAACAAACGGTATTTCGGCGACGGTTATAATGGCTTTCAATTGCTCAAAGTTTTGCAACATCTTTTGAATGCGGTACAATTTACCCATATTTGCCCCGGCATCCCCAACCGTTACGTCGTCCGGGCGAACGCTCAATTTTTCCAAAAAGATAATCGGCGTGCAAATCTCTTTGTAATAGTTGAGAAAATCCCGTATCTCGTTAATGTCTTTAGGCATCTTTATTGCCGTTGCGTTGTGGTTGGGTCGCCAAACCACGATACCCCCGGCGGCTCCGGGGTCAATTCCAATAATGCAATCTATTTTCATTTTTCAAATCTCAAATAATGGTAAATATAAATTTCGTCCTTAATCATTTGGTCGAATGTTCGTTTAATCTCTTTGCGCCGGGCAACCTCAAAGGCTGTAAAATCAATTTCCGGGCTTTGGGTTCCTTGTTTCCGAACGTGGTAAACCGTAAATTCATTTACGAACCCACGGGCGGCACGTGCCAAAAATCGGTTATACGCTTCTTTCCGATCGTCCTCGGTTTCTTTCACTTCGTCCGCCAACCGAACACCCAACAACCAATTATAAACAAACATTTCGTCGGTCAATCCAAACACCAAACGCCCGGTATATTTATAGCGCAAAAAACACATTAAACAAGTCATAACCGATTGATTGCGATAATACCGGATTTGCTCCGGGCTTAACTCCTTTTTCGGTTCCGGTAACGCTGTGTATGCTTTACCGATAACTTGGTTTTGTTTCCGGCAATATGCGTTCAATATTTTTGCGAAATAATCGGCGTTGAATTGTTGGTAATGCTTTTTATCCGGGTTGCCTTGACTGTCTTTTGGCAAATAGTCGTCCAATTCCCCGGTCGTCGCCAATTCAAATGCCAACTTTATATCCGCCAACGTCATTTGCGAATAGTATTTTTTGAGTATATCCAACAACCGGGTACAAATGTACGTCCAATCTTCCGAATTGGTCGGGATTATATACCCGACGTCCATTGCAATAAACCGGAACATTTGCCCGGTTTTCGCAACCAACGTGCCGTCGTCAATATCGGCAATTTGCATTTTCGTTGAGGCGGCGAAAATGTACTTTTCGACCCCGGATAACGATTTGGCAACCTCCGGTAATTGCATCATTCTACGGCGTACTTCAATGGCTTTTGTTCCGGGCTTGGTATTATATATTTCTAAAGCCGTATTTTCTTTTTTTTCAATTGCTCCCATATCAATCAAAATCATTGTTTAAATACTTCATCATTTCCGCAAATTCTTTACTGCTTTGCTGCTCTGTCTTTACGGAACGTTTCATTTTTTCCCATTTTTCGTATTTTTCGGGGGTTGAATCATATTCTAACGCCGCCCAACCTTTTGAAATGCTTTCTTTTATCAGAATCAGCGCAAATTCTTCCGGGTATTTACTCAAACCATTTAAGTTTGCTTGTATCGCTGAAAAACTCTTTTGCGACGTTCTCCATTTCGGTTGACAAATCAAAATATAAAAGTTCCGTTTAAATTCATCGCTATCAAATGGGAATACAAGTTTTGCAAAGTAATTATCAACTTTATCAATAATTGATTTTCGAACATCTAACAATTCGGGCGTGAGTCCGAATTGAATACTTGCTTTAACTTTTTTTTCTTCGTTGAAAAAATCGGCTTGTGAAAATCCGTCAGGATTTTCTTTAGATGCTTTAGCATCTTTCTTTATAGAATTATTATTATAATTATTTATATTATTTATATAGGGCGGATTTTTTTCCGCTTTCGACGGATTTTTTTCCGCTTCAACGGAATTTTTTTCCGCTTCAACGGAATTTTTTCCCGCTTCAACGGGATTTTTTTCCGCTTCAACGGAATTTTTTTCCGCTTCCACGCATTCATATACGGTTCCCCAATCACGCAACATCTGAGATGGGGTAAAATAAACGTGATTATCAATCTTTATAGTTTCTATCAACCCTATATTCTCCAAACGTTTGTAAATACGCCTCAATGTATCTACCTTATTAGGCAATACAGAGCAATAACAAGCTACATATTTATAGTCAGCCATATAATATGAATTTCCATCGTATTGTATCGGATTTTTCGCCAACAATCCAAATAAACATGATGCCAAAATACTTTCAGTTGGATTTAAATCTAAAACTTTTGAACGTACTAAGTCCAATACCAAATAGCATCTTTCTTTCATTTTCTAAATTGATTATTTTTAAACTTTTATTTATTTATCATCTTTATTCTATGCCCTTTATCGGACATATCATATTACAAAATAGTTACCATCTTGGCATTTCCAATTTGTGCACTAAGCTCTTTTAGGGATAGAAAAAAGAAACGGGAAGTTATCAGACATTTCCTTTTCAGAATATTGATACCATACAACATTTCCTAATTTTATCGAATTGCTCCATGAAGTTAAAGTCATACATGCGGCAAGCGTAGTTGCTTGTACAATTGTTAAGCCATGTACAATGGCAAACTTTTGGTCTATAAATATATTGTATGTCATAGGTTATAAAAAAAAGAAACCCGAGGTCTGGGCTACCACACACCAAACCAAGGGTTTCAAGCTAATTAGCAATATCGTATAAACAGTGGTAGTCGTTTGTTTATGCTGCAAAAATAGATGTTTTTTTTTGAATTATCAAACATTATTGGTTAATTCTGCGATAAAGCCCTTAATATTTTGCTTTCTTATATGTCCTTTTAATACCCTCCCCTCAGAGAATACTGTATAATAGCCTAATCTATTCCATGAAACTACGTTGTTAGTCCTATTTTCCAGATATATATAGGTTCCACCCTTAGAATTTAAGTCATACAAAAACCGGAGTAACCTTATAGCTTCCTCCTTATCCCCAAGGTAAACAGTAATATACTTTTGATATATATTACTAGTTTTAAGCATAATATAATAATGGTCTATACACCCATTCACCTTTGCAGCGCACAATTTTTGGTTCCCAAGGTCTGTTACTTTCAACGTTTCAACCTCTACTACAGTTTGGGCATACACGCTTACACACATTACTGATATCACTAAAAACAAAATAATTTTCTTCATTCTTCTATCAATTTTATTGGCTTAAATGCTTCAGTTACTTTACGCAAATTCCCCTCGCTTTCGTTCGGAACAATGGAAACGACCGGATAACGGGAACGGTCGCCGGGCTTTTGAGAGACGGCAAATTGTACGTTCATATCCCAAACTATACCCTTAACAAATCCCCGTTCCTGCAACATGGCGTCGAACGTGTCTCGGATATTTGGAATTGTTGACGCCGTACCCTTTGTTACGAACTGCCAAACCCCGGCAACCCCACGAACCAACGGAACAATAAAAGTTACGGTTAACGTTACAATCCATCCGTCGCCGCCATTCTTAACAGCCCGGTTTGGGTGTTTTTTCGCAACGCCTGCCATTAAATCGGGATAATCTTTTGTACTGTATTGTGCATATTGTTTCCCGTTCCATACAAAGAACGTTTCCCCGTCGCCGTATGCAACCAATTTACCCGCATCATCCCTATATTGATATTCTTCCCTGCATGACTTTTCCGGTTCATCATAAACAAATACTATTTGTATTGTTTGCGGTTTATCCCCGTATGCTTGATTAAATAGCCCTGCATATTTTCCGGTGCTTACAAAATAATCTATACTTTTAGGCAATCCCTTTTCATCTTTTATGCCAACTTTTATTTTCCCAATTATAGGTAATGATATTCTATTTATTGGTTCATTACGCATTATTCGACCTTTCATTTTTTCCTCCTTTCTTCCAAATATATAAATTATTTTTTACTTTTGCATCATCTTATCGCCCATGTTGGCGAAAAAGATACGGGGGCGGGCTTTCCGCCCCTTGCTTTTATATATCAATTTCAGTATTCAACAAATCTTTCTTTGTCACGGGTTCCGGCTTTTTAGGCTGTTTTTCTTCGATTTTAGCCACTTTTTCTTTTTTTGGTGTAATTGTACGTTTTGCGGTTTTCTTTTCCTTGACGGGCTTGTTTCCCGCCGTTTTTGCCGTTTTTCGTGTGGTTCTCTTTACGGTCTTGGTTTTCTTTTCCTCCGGTTCCGGTTGTGGTTCGGGTTCCGGCTGTGGTTCGGGTTCCGGGTCTTTCTTCAAATCCTCAACGGTAACGGCTTTTTCCGGTTCCGGCTTTTTCTTTTCCGCCGGGGCTTTGCTTTTAACAAGTTCCGCCAACGTCAGCGAAACAATATTGTTTGTCAAATCCGGTTCGTTATCCAATGATATTTCCCCGGAAACCGCCGTAAATGTATTATCCCGTTTTTCGTCCTCAATTGCTGCCAACTCCAAAAGATACGGGATTTTCTTTGCGTTCGGGCTGTCTGTTTGGTCTTTCAAATTGTACGTCGGTTTCTTTCGCCAATCTTTCGGGCTAAAATTGAAAACACGGTCAATCGGAATATTCGGGAAATTTTCGTTCCACATCATCGCATATAAATGCAACTGAATTTCCGCTTCTTCGTAAAATCCTTTGCGCCCGCTTTTGAAATCCACAATTGCGTTTATGTATTCTTTTGAACCGGGCTTTGATAACATCGTACACGGTAAATCAATCATTCCGGCGTAATTATGAACGGGGTGTACCAACGCAATTTCCACGGCTAACGGTTTAACGTCATAATCCAAAACAAATTGCGCAAATGCTAATATATCCTTTTTGAAATCATCAGCGTAATAAATGAAATCGGCGGGCAATTTGTTGTTATCAATATAATCTTTCAATTTGGCTTTCAATCCGTCCAAATCATAAACCCGGTTAATTATAAGTTCTTCAAATTGGGCGTGCATAAATGTACCATACGCCGCCCGTTCTGCCTTGTATCGCTCCGCCTCGTCAATTCCTTTGTCGGCAATCCATTTTATCAGAAACGGCGATTGTGGCATTGTTTGGGACAAAATTGTTGTAACTGACGGATAAAATTCCGGGGTTCCGTTGTCGTCAAACTTGTAATAATATCGGTGTCCTTTGCTGTTTAGCTGCCATACTTTATACGGCGGTTCAATCAACGCACCATCAAAAAACATTGCTGTCATTTCCTCAACCGTCATGCCCGGCACAATTTCAAAAGCCCCGGCGGGCTGTTCTATTTCGACGGCATCCAATCCGGGGACAATCTGTTGTTCATCGTTTATTTCCGGGAATTTATCGGCGGGCAATTGTCCCATTGCTTCCGCCAACTTCTTAACCGCATTTACTGCGTTACCCATTGTGTTTGCAATACTTTTTTCCGGGTTTTCCGGCTGTTTCTTTTTCGCTCTCATGTTATTTGCTCTTTAATTCGTTAAACAATACATAAACCATTAATCCACACATTGCAGAAAACAAAAAATGGATATAATTCCAAAATCCGGCAATAAAACATATTACTCCGAAAATGCTAAATATCATTGCAAAAACCTTTAATTGCCACGCATCGGAAAAGAAAACATCAACCATCTTTTCCATTTTTTCGATAAACTTCTTTTTCATGGTTTTAATCCTCCATACCAAACAGATAATCGGCGGAACAACCGCACATTTCGCAAATTATTACTACCCATTCCGGGACAATCCTTTTGGTTGTCCCGTTGCAAAGATTTGTCATATTTACCTGCTGTGCGCTTTCGCTTGCACCCTCAAAAAGACGGGCTGCAATATCCTTTTTCAATACCTTTTTTCCGTTCGCCTCGGAACGGGCGATTGCTTCATTTACTCTTAATTTCAATGCCATAACTTTAATTTTTATTGTTAATAACTCGGTTCGTTACTCTCTTTGTGTCCGCAATGCGTACACGTTGTTTCCTCCCAAATTGGGGTATATTCTGGGGGCGTAATATATCCGTCCCCGCCTGTTTGCTTATATTCGCCGTCCGTAACCTCCATTTCGCCGCCACACTCCGGGCAATCGCCATTACCGACCAAATCCAAATTCGGGATAATGGCGAAAACCTTTTTTACATACACGCCCAACGCCTCAGATATGGACGTATAACATTGGGCGGTTTGTTCCTCGGTTGTTTCCTCGCTGATTGCATCGAAAACAGAACAACCCCAATTGTCGGGTATGTCCTCAATAACTTTGTTGTTGAGTAATTCCGAAACGATAATGTCGGATACCTGTTTGGCGGGTTTCCCGGAAAGGGTCGCCAACTCGTTTAATTCTTTGCTATCTTTTACTTTCATATCATTGCCGGGTATTCCCCCCGGTGGGTTTTATTTTTCTTCTTTATACAAAATTCCCTTATATGGTTTCCCGGTATCAACACTCTTTTTTATCAAATGCCTATACATACCCCGTTTTTCCGCATCTATATAATTATCAAAACGAACACATTCTTTTCCGTCCGCTCCATATCCGACTATTTGGCAATTATATTTAATCTTATTTCGCCTTGCGGGTTTATAGTTCATATTTTCCTTTTGTGTACACCAACGCAAATTGTCTGCAAAATTATGATACTTAACTCCGTCTATATGGTCAACGTATGGTTTGTTGTCCGGGTTAGGAATAAAAGCCGCCGCAACTAATCGGCTAACTTGAAACTTCGTGTTTACTCTGTTTTTTGATAAGGTAACAGATAAACCGGACGTTGCGGGTTTACAAGGCGTCAAAATTATATTGCTATCTAATGACTTTATACGCCCGTAATTGCTTACCTCATATAACCCCTTATAGTCTTTTATTTCTTTCCAAATTTCCATACTACTAATTTTATTATGCAAATATAGATATTATTTTTGGTTTTGCAAATGCAATAGTATTTCATTTATCTATTTTCCAAAAATATAATCTTTGTTTCTCAAATCATTTTTACCGGGGACGTTGGATAACAGGATTTTTAACCTACCTTTGCAATGCCGCATTACCAAATATCGCTCTCGGTTACTGCGTAAAATTCCCCCCGGTGCATATTGATTTATGACGCCGGGGGTCTTTTTATTTCTTACTCTGATAATACAACCATTTGTAAATTCCGCCGTAATATCCGGTTTCCAATACTGCTTTTCGTATGGTCTTTGCGTCGTACTCTCCAAATGTTACGTACTCATATATTGACGGGTTTTCATGCAACGCAAATTCAAATGTTATGTCAATATATGCGTCGCCGACCTTGTTAAACGCATGGTCAATCGGTATTGGGACGTTTGTTTTTCCCTCACAATAAAGAATCCGTTCCGGGAACGCCTCGCAAAGTAAATGGGAATTTCGATAACATTCTCTCGGCTTTGGCTTAATTACGTGCCGTATGTAGTCCAATTCGTAATCCTCCAATACATCAGCCGCCGGAACTATTTTAACGGGCTTTGCGGCGTTTAATAAGTCTTGGAAATACGCTTTTTGTCTTTCGTGCAAAGGTAATTCCAACATCATTTCAATTTCTTTTATTATTATACTTTCCATACAATTTGTTATTCCGTCCATTCCTCAATATACATTTCATACGCTTCTTGGCAACAACGCCCCTCACAACTTATATATCCATTTGGGACGCCGTGGGTTCCTTTTTCGTCATCATCCAAAGGACAATATAAACACAAATCGTCGCTTAAATCATCAGCGGTTTTTAATTTAGGGTCCTTTATTTGCCATATACCCAATAATAGGGTTGATTTTAATGCGGAAATTGCGATTAATTTCTTTTGTTGTGTATAATAAACCGTTGTAAATTGTTGTTGCCATTTTGATTTTCTTTTAATTGTTCGGGGTAAACGCCCCGTCGTTGTTGTTTGACAATGCAAATATACAACCTTTGTTTTAATTACCAAAAGAATTTCTTTTTATTTTATGTTGATTTTATAAAAATTTCTGTTTTTGGTTCAAAAGATAGTTATTTTGGGCGAATTTTCGATTTAAGCCACTTTTTCGGGCGAAACGTGTAATTTATCCATCCGGGAAAGAAAAGCCCGCCACGGGGCTAAAAATGGGCAAAACGAAAAAAGCCGGGGGTAACCCGGCTAATCATTGAAAACAATCTTTATTTATATGGTCAAATGTAATTCGATACAAAGATAGTTATTTTTCGATTGTTATAACCTCAAACCCGGTAATTTTTGTATGTGGATTTTTTGAAACAATATCAAATTCACGGTTTTTTATCCGTTTTGTTTTCCATAAAAAACCTAACCAACGCTTATATTGCACAGTTTCCGTTATTAAAAGGCTATCCCGTGTTATAATTTTGCCCGAAAACGTATTATTTTTAATACATCCGTCAAAATCAACCCATTTGTCGGAATACTCAATACAACGTAATACAGTCGTAACCGTATCGCCGGGCAAATATACAACACTATCCCGGACGGTTGCCCGCAATTCGTTGATTGTTTCCATTTGGGTTGTTGTAACCCGTTCCAATTCCCGGTTCTTTGTTTGGAGGGTTTTTATTAGTTCCGCATCGCTCGCCCGGTATCTTTCAAACTCCGACAATTTCAGTTCCAAAACCCCGACTTTTGCGGCGTTCAAACTATCCTTTGTTTTGTACGTTTCGACGTCCTGCAACAATGTTTCTGTATTTCCCCGGTATCTGTTCCGTTCGTCCGTCAATTTTTCAATTTTCGTTCGTTGCACCCATATTGTTGCAACGGCGGCAACTACCATCGCAATTGCCGCCCAAATCAAATACTTTTTCATACAATTTTCTTTATTGCTTCAAAATGTACCTTTGCAATCCTTTCTTTTCCGTCGTCGCTCATCATAAAACGGCAATCCTTTTCATTATCAAAAAAGAAATTTTCAGATAATACCGCCGGGCAAACCGTATGTTTCAGAATATAAAATTGGCTTTCTTTGTCCGGGTCGCCGTCGTAATGGTCGAAACGCATTTTCCAACCATCCGGGGCAAACTCTTTTTCCGCCTCCTTACAAAGAACGGTTGCGATTGCATCCGCTTTCGTTTGTCCTACGCTTGTATAACATTCCCACCCGGTGCCGCCTCCGGCGTTCCCGTGAATGCTAAACAAAACGGCGTTGTTGCCGCAATCTGCATGGATAACGTTTGCACGTCGGCAACGTTCCGGTAATGATACGTCGTTGTCCTCCGGTACCAAAATTTCAAACTTTATTCCCTCCGCTTTCAACATCGCCGCAATACGGCGTACAATATCACGGTTAAACTCCCATTCTAACAATTGGGAACCGTCGCCCCAAATGGGGGAACGTTTTCCGGGGGTCTGCGAACCATGCCCGTTTTCAAGAATTATTGTTTTTTGATTCATAGAATAAAATGTTTTTATATGGTTTGTTTTTATTTATATATTTTCTTATTGTAACCCTGCTTATACTTGTTTTTTCTTCTGCTATTCTCATGGAACCATATCTTTTTTTTCATTTGTAATTGTATTATACGCAATTACTCCTATTGATTTATTATGTTTTTCCCCTCTCTTTCCTAACCATGCTTTAACCGGATTCCTTTTTAGAACTCTGAAAGAATGAAATTGGTTTTCGCTATGGGTTACATATTCCAAATTATTAATGTTGTTATTTTCTTTATTCCCGTCTTTATGATTTACTTCCAATTTAGAATTACCAACAAATGTTTTCATTACCAATCTATGCAGTAATATTTGTTCATTTTTCCCATTTTTAGATAATGTTACAAAGCAATATCCGTTATTATATTTGCTTATTTTTATAAATCTATCATTATGCAATAAACGTGTATTTCCTCTTACAACTATTTGTCTGCTCAATGATTTAACATGCCCATAATTACTAACTTGATAATACCCATCATATCCGGGAACATCTTTCCAAATCTCATTTTCCATAATTGCCAACTTTTAAGAACTGCCAACAAATATTTCAATCGGCAAATATACATCAACCCACATTGCGCCCTGCCTATCGGAAAGGAATGTACCTTTCTGAACCACTTCAACGCCCAATTTCTGTTGGTTCTCTGAAACGTATGTTCCGGTTATTGCCTTTGCATCGCCCAAAAAAGTTTTCGTATAAACCTGCATTTGCCCCAACCCCAAAAGCGGAACGATATTAAACAACAACATATCGTTCTGAATCTTACAATTAGTGCAAACCCCTTTGTTTACCTCAAACTCAAATGGTGCGCCGCTCCCGGTAAATATTGAACCTTTGACGTGTACGGAATCCGCCTTAATCGGGGCGTTGTTCTTATCCCGGAACATCATCATAATAATTTGGCTACTACCTGCTGATAATTGCTTTAATTGTGCCATAATCATTTGAATTTTTTGTTGTTAATACTGTGTTTATCATTTATAGCTTTAATTATTTTTTCGGCTTCTTCTCTACTCATACACTTTACAATTTCTGTCGCCATATCTAAAGCCTCAATCGTGTTACTTTGTTTGAGTTCATAATTCTCTTTCATGCTCTTTCCTTCTCTGTATAATATGCACAAAGTTATCAGAACCACGAAATAAGGTATTGAATAGAACGGCAAACACATAAGCCCCAAAAAATCAATCATTAAAACGTATAATACCAAACGCAAATAATCAATAATCTTTTGCCCAGTCTTTTTCATCGGGCTGCTTCTTAATTTTTCCTTTCTCGCCTTGACCGCCTCGTATGCCGACCAAAAGTCTAACAGCGTTGCTAAAACTACAAAAAAACAACATACAAAGATGATTATTAAACCCATCTTTATATCGTGTTGAATGAAATAAAAATACTTTTCCATCGGTTTTTAAAATTGTGGTGCGGATTGCTCCGCACCGGATTAAACTTTATTGTTTTTCTCTTGCTTGTATTGTTTTATAACTGAAACACAAAACAAGCTAAATACTAATATTCCACAAATAAAACCTAATATAAACTACATAAACTTTCAAGTTACTCTACATTTTTTTATTTTTAAATACGCATAATATTTTTAGCTTTTTGTGCAATAAAATATCCATTAAACTTTGCCCCTCTTGCTGTAGGGTGTAGTCCGTCAGCTGTATAGTCATATTCTCTATTATTTTTTGCATGCCCTAAATTTTCAGAAACACATGAAAGGCAAGTTTCACTAAATAAATCTATTACAGGCCAAGCAAGGAAATTTGCTATTTTCTTAATTTGTGTAGCTGTTTTATAAGTATCTTCTAAGACACCTGCTCTTTGCAATGGTGTAAGTATTATTATTTGCACATCTTTTGTAACATTCCATATTTGGTCATGAAAAAATCTCATAGCTTTAATAAAAGTTGTACAAGTATTTATATTTACTTCTGTAGAATAATCCTTTCCTAATTCGTCAGCTACCGTTATCTCTTCATTTACACTATCATATCCTCTTGTAAGGTCGTTAGTACCAAGTGCAACAAATATATAATCGGGAATTTCTTGATTTTTCTTAGAAATAGCATTAATCATCCTATTAACCTGATTATACAGACAATTATTAGGCGAAATATTTCCTGTTGTTTCCTCTATATCATAAACTGTATCTTTTGTTGCGGTCATTGTTGCACCACTTCTAGCATAGCTTTTTATAGACTTAAACTTAAAACGTTCTTTAAAATATTTTGTCCATCCTCTATCTCCCGTTAAATCATCTCCACCGTACCACGTAATAGAGTCGCCAAAAATGACAACGTGTTTATCTTTAAATCTTTTATCAACTGTAGCTATATTTTCTTTTATATTTTCTATTTCTTCTGTATTAGTTTTTATTGCGTCAGAATTATCTAGAACTTTTTTACTTATAGGTATATTTGCTTCTATCTCAAAATAATAATTAGCGCATATAAATTTAAAATTGGGATATATACTAAACTTATCTCCTACATTTGGTTCTTTAGCTAGATATATAGCTTTAGATTCATATCCGTCTTCAGTACTTTCTTTTGACATATATTTGAATATACCAGGGTTTTTTTTATGATCTATAAATATAGATACCATTGAAAGCCCCATTGGTATTTCAATATCATAACTTCGTAAATCAGTATCTTTTGATGATATAGTTATGTTATTCTTAGATGTTATATTAAATTTGCCATCTTGGTCTTGTACAGCTACGCATACAAGAAAATCAGTTTCACTCTCTATATTAAAATCTGTATGTAATTTGGTTATTTTTCCTCCAAATGTATTAATTTGTCTTGATATTAAAAATCTCCCCTCTATTGGCGTTGATGCAATTAAATCTTTGTTTCTAGTATATTCAACGCTTGATATTTTTACCACACCTCCAATAGATGCGACCTCTTTTCCAATAGTATCAACGTTTTTTATTAATCCTGAAACATTGCTTTTATTTTCAAGGAATTCCAAAGCTATTATCACAGGAATTCCACTATCTATAAGATAACCTTTATTTGATTTTACAACGGTTGAATTAGATTTTGAATTTGCTACAATATATTCTGCTGAATCTGCTAAATCTTCGTCATTTATTGTAGCGCTAGAAACTCCAGAAACTATAGATAATATTTTCAAATCTTTATCTAAAACTACATATGACGGAGCTGCTGAGCCATTGCTAAATAGACCAGTTAAAGTTACTGGACTAATTTTTTTTGAGATATTCAATAAATTGGTGCTATTTATATTGCTAGCTGATTTTGTAGTTAATTTTAAAACTTCTCCTACCTTGTTTCCTTTATGGACATAAACTCCCAAATTGCATCCAAACGAACCTATCTCAGATAATTGTTTAGTTGTTGCAAGTCCAATATTCTTTTTTACCCACGTTCCTCTCCATTCTAAAATAGCAGATTCGCCATCTTCAATAGTTATATTATTGAAATTAGAATAAGTTCCGGCTAAAGATGCTAGGTAGAATAAATTTTGGTCGGGTGTTCCGGGGGCTGTTTGAGGTGTTGCAACTCCCGCAAATGTACTACCTGCCCCTATTGTTGAAACAATAGAAAGCAAAGTATTTTGCAATATTTTCCCGGTAATTGCTTGCGTTCCATTCGTTTTAATAACATTTGAAACAGCTTGTTTTAATTGTTCGTAATTTCCCATAATCTAATTAATTTAATTGTTATTGAAATCATTATTGAAATCGTCGTTAAAATCTCCTTTATTGCTTATAATATAGCCACGTCCTATTTTCTTTACTACGGTATTTGTTTTAAACTCAATTTCCACGCTCGCCAAATCTCCCTGCGTTTGCCATTTTGGTGTAATTAGAAACGTGTCGCAATCGTATTCCCTGCCGTATTTATCCGTTATGTGAATATAATCAGCCATACGGATAAAACGCATAACGTCGCAAAGGAACTCCGGTGCTAATATCGTACATTTAAACGTTTTGACTGATATTTGTTTTTCCGGAAAAAAATACCCGTCCCGTTCTTCGCCATCCTCTTCAAATTCATAATCCGGTTTTCCTAACTCTGTACAAAGGTACAACGTATTTTTAAAATCCGGGTTTTTATAGACTATTTGCCCGGCATCAAAAACTAAATTTTCAATGTCCCACCATTCAATTTTAAGGTACCCGGAAACATCTTGTACGACCGTGAACATTTCAGAATACCATGTTTGAACGCCATCCGATAAAGTCATATAATATATTCCGTCCAACTGATTTAATGGCATGGGTAATATTGACGGGTACAATATAACATCATAACCCAACGTTTGAAACCGGACAATCTGCAATCCGGTTTCTTTTATATACGTTGTTATGTTTGCAACTTGTTTTCCGGTTTTATCGTATAATATAACCGACGACACGTTATTTACCCGTGTGTTTCTAATTATCTGAAACGGTAACAATCTATCAGCCGGGGCAAACAACGGGTAAATTGCGCCGTATGCGTAACTTTTTCTGTGGTTCTGTTCATTTATTGACGTGTACCACGGTAAAACGCTTATATTGTTATTCTGTATCATATTTCAACGTTGCTTTAATGTTTCGACTACACAAATTTATTGAAAGTTTATCAACTTGACCGTTACCGATATATGTTTTAACTAACTGCATCGGGTTTGGGTCTGTTGTTCCTGCCGGAAAATTCAAAGTTTGTTTCTTTTTACGTTCCAATCCTCCCAAAGCATAATATTGGGAATTATTTATTTTGAAATTCCGTGCGGGCATATCATAAACCCAATATGTCGGTTGTATATTGATAAACGCTAAATATCCATTTTGCAAAAAATATTCTACGTCATCAACGGTTTGTCTTGTAAACGGCAATTCCAATTGTCCACCTCCGGACGGCATAACCGCCGCAAACAATGCGAATCCATCCAAACTAATTGCACCGGGGTTTAACAATATCAAATCAATATCGGACGTAAAATTGGAAATATTTATTTCTTCTATCTTTCCGGCTGTTACATATTTGGACGTAATTTCTATTGGTAAACCCTCAAATGGTGTTGTTACATCATCCATCCACTCAAATTGATAACGTTCCGGCATTTCTACTTTGTCAAATGAATATTCAGACGTTGCAAAAGCTAATTTTTTGCCGTTCCTAACGCTTTCTAATTGTGTTAAATCATAATCAATAATCGGGTTATATCCATACGAACCGCCATTTCTAAACCAACTTACCTGTTCAATTTTAAATTTTCCGTCCTCAATATACCAATAACATTTGTAAATATCCCGTAACATCGTCATAATCTGTTGTAATGTAATCGGGGCTTTTTGCGCCGGGGTTTTATATTCGCCATTAATGATATTACTTTTCTGACTTATTAGCAACTTAAATGACTGCCCGGAAATAGGATTGTTTGTATTATAAAGAAATTGGCTGTATTCCGGCGTCGCTTCATGCGTTATTCCGGGCGCAAATTCTTTTAATAGCACATTGATACATGACGACAATGTAAACGCATCACGCAAAGTATATGCTTTTCGGGCTTTTTCCTCTAATATCCAATCCATCAGATAAAACCCAAACCATAACGACGCATAACGCCACGTTGACCGGGCGATTGGATAAAACGTTTGTCCATATATGGGATAAGGCGGCTCAAAATACTTTCCACTGTCGGCTAATCCCCACTCGGTCGGCGTATCTGAAAAATTTTTAGATATAAATGCCACGTCGATTGCGTAACCAATTGCCCGGCTGTAATTTCTATTATTATCTACAATATCATCGGACGGCAGCGGGTATGTATCTAAATCGTCTATTTTATCAACATCAACCAAATATCGGGCGTATATATTATAACTTTTCATATCGGCGTGCATCGTACCCGTTGCTCCGGAACCCTCAACGGCGGTTAAATCAAATTCCAACGTATCAAAAGGTTCTTGCGTTATCTTTGTAAACCGGAACATTGCCACATCATCAGAACGGCGGCGTATCTCAACACCTGCTAGCCCAATAGGTAGCCCACCCGCAACTAGTTTTTGTGCAATATGGATATAATAATTTACATTTAATTCCGGGTATAAATCTCCCATAAATTCATCAGGACTTACACCCGTCGACATCCGCCCAACATAAAGCCCGGATATTACCTCCGGGGAACCGTGCGACGTAATTTGTATTTCTTTCAAAATATTACATAGTGCAAAATGATAGGTTTGTATTAATGCGTTTTGGTCAGTCGTGACGTTTGCGTCTTGTTCCCAATTCGTGCCGCCCAAAAAGCACGAAACAATACTATCTCCGGGAACGTATATTTGTATCAATGGGCGTTTTCTTATTGTAAGAAATTCGATTTGTGGGGCTAACTCAATTAAATTGTATTCCTTTTCCAATCCTGCCAAAACGTCGTTGTATTGGTCTATTGTTTCCGGCTGTACCGTAACCAATTTATCATCATCATTAAACGTACAATCCGTTTTCATAAACTTTGCTTTATAGTATTGATTGTATGTTTGTCCCCAATCATCGCTTTTTTCGATATATAGGAAAAATTCAGAATCAAACGGGGCGTTATTGATAATATCGTAATCAGCACGGACAAAGTTTATTTTACCGGACAATTTAGCCCGGTAAAACCTTTGATTTGTTTCCAACTCATAATCCAACGTTAAATCATCCTTATAATTGGGGCAGACGGTTTGTTTGGTTCCGTCCTCCCCTATCTGCAAAAAGAATCTATATTTTGGTGTCATAGTCTTTTTATTTTACGTTTCAAATTCTTGTAACTTTCAATCGTATTTCCGTCGCCATCCACGTAAACCCGTCGTCGGTTCTGTTCCTTGATTTCCCTTACATCATCCGACAAATTGCGTAAATCCGGGCTTTGTCCGGTAACGTTTAACGTCAAACCGTCGCCGTCTGAATAGGATTTTAAATACTTATGTGCAAACGTACCATTGTTTAGCGAATTGATAACGTCCGGTATTATCTTTCTGAAACGGCGTGAACTTCGTTTATTTATCACGGCGAAAAATTCGCCTCCCTCGGCACGCCGGCGGGTTCCGTCCGGTTTCGTTCCTAAATCAATATCATTTCCGCTTTGGTGCGAACCGCCCTCCAAAAGTTCAACGGTACCGTCGCCGTATGTTTCCGTTCCTCCGGTTCCTCCGGTTCCTCCGGTCTGTTTTGCCAATTGCGCCGCCTTGATTTTAGACGCTGCAAAACTCGCCCACATTACGGCAGTTGCAGGTATTGCAAACGGGAAACCTAATTGCGACCATATCAACGCCGTTGCTGTTACCATGTTTCCGATTTGCTGCAATGTTTGTATTGCTGCCTGCTGTTTTTGCGCTTTCTGTTGTTCTTTCAACGCTTTTTCTTGGTTTTTCTTTGCCAAATCCAACTCCTTTTGCGCTTGTACAACATTATTGGCGTACCCGTTTGCCCTTGCTTCCAATTCTGCATCCAACGCCGATTGTGTGGCGGAAACCTCTTTATCCGCTTGCTCAACGGCTGCATCTGCTGCGGCAACACGCG